TGCTCCGATTATTACTGATCTACAAAAGATCAACCCCTCAGCAATAATTGAATTATTTACATTAACAACCGATGCAACTTTGCATGGTTCTGCTCAGACTTATAGATTCCATAATGGAACGAGTTTAAATGCTAACGGAGATATTATCTGGGCTGGCAATCAATATTTAAAAATGCCGATAGAAGCAGAAGGCTTTGCTTTTCAAAAAGGTCAACTTCCTAGACCTACTTTGACTATTAGTAATGCTCTTGGAACTATTACAGCTATCTTGTTGAATGTTAATCAGGTAACAACAGGAAATGATCTGACAGGCTGCACTGTAACTAGGATTAGGACACTTGCAAGATATCTTGATAATGTTAATTTTCCAGTTACTACAACAAGTTCTACAACAACAACAACAATTGCCGATCCAGCAGATGCTGAATCTGTAACTTACACAGTTACTGTGGCAAACGTAGGTGGCATAAATATATTTTTATTAAATGGTGTTAATAATCCTGTAATAACAATGAAGCGTGGGTCAACTTATATATTTAATCAATCTGATAGCTCAAATGTTGGACACCCTTTAAGAATCAAATCTGATGCTGGAGGACAGCAGACTACAACAAATGCTGGGACTCTTGGAACAGATGCCACAGTCACTTATCAACCAGCTTATCCTGATGCCCCTAGTGATTTGAGATATTACTGCACAGTTCATGGAAATGCTATGGGTAACACAATTACAATGAATAACCCAAACACTACAACCCAAACAACAACGACAACCTCAACACAGCAAGTCAATCCTTTAGGAACACCAGACCCAACAGCAGAATTTCCAAGAGAGATATATAAAATTGACAGAAAATCAACAGAAACAAGAGATATTGTAGAGTTTGAACTTGCCGCACCTTTTGATCTAGCTGGAGTAAGAAGCCCTAAACGTCTTTGCACTAGAGACAATTTTCCAAGTATCGGAACATTTATTGCATGAACTGGAAAGACGCTGCTCTTGCTCATGCGAAAGACCAAGACCCAAAAGAATCCTGCGGACTTTTATTGAATATTAAAGGTAAAGAAAGATATTTTCCTTGTAAAAATTTATCAATGACAGCTTTTCAGTGCTTTATCATTGACCCAAAGGATTATATAAGGGCAGATAATACAGGAGATATTATAGCTGTGGTTCATAGCCACCCTGTTACACCACCAGTAGCAAGTCAATCCGATAAGGTAGCTTGTGAACAAAGCGGCCTTGTTTGGCACATAGTAAACCCTAAAACGGAGTCATGGGGTTATCTAAAGCCAACAGGTTATAAAGCTCCTCTGCTTGGCAGGGAGTGGGCTTGGGGAGTCACAGACTGCTATACCTTAGTTCGTGATTGGTACAAAGAAAAACTAAATATAAATTTGATTGACTGGCATAGACCTATAACACTGGAAGATTTCAACAAAGATCCAATGTTTGAAAAATGTGCAGAAGAAACAGGTTTTAGAGAACTAAATCCTGATGAAAAATTAATAAATGGAGATTTGTTATTTATGTCGATTTTTTCCAATAATTTGAATCATGTGGCAATTTTCGTAGATGGTGATGTTTTACACCATTTAACAGATAGACTTAGTTGCATAGAGCCATACTCTGAATGGTTGCTAAAATGCACAGGTAAGAGGTTGCGTTATGTTGCGTAAAATAAAACTATATGGAGAGTTAGCCAATTTTATTGGCCATAAAGAGTTTGAGATAAAGGCTGATACTTTGAGTCATGCAATTAGTTTTTTAGTGAATAATTTTGAAGGAGTAGAAAAGTATATGAATCCTAAATATTATCAGGTGAAAGTGGGTGATTATGCTATTGATGAGAGTGAAATAGATCACCCTATAGGTCAACAGGATATACATTTTGTACCTGTCATACAAGGTGCTGGAGGTAATGTAGGTAAGATATTGCTTGGGGCTGCTCTTATTGCTGTTGGTATGGGTGCTTTCGGTGCTTTTTCAGGTAAGGCTGTTTCATTTGGTGCTAAAGGTATTGGATTTAGTAAGGCTGCTCTTGGAGCAAAAGCTTCATTTGGTATTGGTGCGGCTTTGGTTCTTTCTGGTGTCAGTGATATGTTGTTTCCTGTGCCAAAAATGCCAGAGTTTAAAAGTGAACAAGATCCTAAATTGTCTTATAGTTTTGGAGGAACCCAAAACACATCAAGGGCTGGAACTCCAGTGCCTGTTGTTTATGGCGAGATAATTACTGGATCAGTGGTTATCAGTGGAGCAATTGACACCCAGCAGGTGAGAGCATGACGAAGCCAAAAATCATAAGGGGTTCTGGAGGAGGAAGCCCACCACCACCACCGCAGCCAACAAGAACACCAGACACTTTACACAGTAGGCAGTTTGCTACTTTTCTTGACCTTATTTCTGAGGGAGAGATAGAGGGTTTTGCTTCGGCATCAAAAGAAGGATTAACAAAAGGGACTACTGCATATAATAATGCTGCTCTAAAAGATGTTATTCTCAATGATACTCCTGTTTTAAAATCAACAGCAAACTCAGCAAACCCAGTCGCAACAGACTTTAATTTTCAAGACGTTACTTTTAATCCTCGCTTTGGTACGTCAGGACAGACAAAAGTTGAAGGGATAGAGAGTAGCTCATCTGTCACAGCAGTTGGAGTAGTAGTTACAGCTTCAAGCCCTGTTACAAGACAGATAACAAATTCAAATGTTGACGCTGCGAATATCACAATAACTTTTCCTCAAATTCAAAAAGCTACAACAAAAGGAGATTTGCTTGGTTCATCTGTTTTACTCAAGATTTCTGTTCAATATAATTCTGGGGGTTTCAGCGATATTATTACTGACACAATTACTGGAAGGACTGCTGATGCCTACCAGAGAGATTACAGAGTTGAGTTAACAGGTGCTTTTCCTGTTGATATTAGAGTCTCAAGAGTTACCGCAGATAGTACAGATGCAAGTCTTGTTGATGCTTTTCAGTGGACAAGTTTAGGTGAGATTATAGATGACGCAAATACTTATGATAATAGTGCTTACGCTGCAATCAGGCTTGACTCAATGCAGTTCAGTTCTATCCCATCAAGAAAATATAGAATTAGAGGAGTCAAAGTAAGAATCCCAGCCGCAGGAGCAAACGGCTCTGGTACACCAAGCGTTGACAGTGCAACTGGCCGCATAATTTACCCAGACGGCTATATATTTAATGGTGTCATGGGTTCTGCTGTTTGGACTTCATGCCCAGCAATGGTTTTATTGGACTTGCTCACAAGTACACGCTTTGGATTTGGAGATCATATAACAGATAGCAGCCTTGATTTATTTTCTTTTGTAACCGCAAGTAAGTTTGCAAATACTTTAGTTGATGATGGACAGGGAGGACAAGAAGCAAGATTTAGCTGCAATGTAAATATCCAAGGCAGTGCGGAAGCTTTTGATCTTATTAATGATCTTGCAGGGGTCATGCGTTGTATGCCTATCTGGTCTGCTGGTAGTATTTCTCTTAAACAGGACAGTCCAGCTTCAGCCTCATACCTTTTTAATCTCAGCAACATAACAAGTGATGGATTTACTTATTCTGGTAGCAGTTTGAAACAGCGTCATAGTGTAGTTTCTGTATCTTACTTCAACATGGATACTCAGGACATAGATTTTGAGGTTGTAGAAGATGCTAATTTAATAAGCAAGATAGGCACAAGTATCAAGCAAGTAAAAGCTTTTGCCTGTACTTCAAGAGGACAAGCGGCCAGATTAGGTCGGGCAATCCTTTTCGGGGAGGCAAATGAAACTGAGGTTTGCAGTTTTACAACTTCGATAGATAGCGGCATTGTAGTTAGGCCGTCAGCAATTATAGAAATAGCAGACCCTCTAAGGAGTGGTCTTAGAAGAGGTGGCAAAATTTCTTCAGTTACATCAACGACTGTTGTTACTGTTGATGATTCCACAAACACTGACTTGCCATCTACAAACAACGCAAAGCTTTCTGTAGTGCTTCCAGATGGAACAGTGGAGACAAAGGATATAGTTTCTGTCTCTGGTGCAACAATCACTGTGGCAAGTGCCTTTTCTCAAGCACCAAATGTTAATGCAAACTGGTTGATTTCAGATGACACTGTGCAGTCTCAATTATTTAGAGTTATTAGTGTTGAGGAAGTTGACGGCATAAACTATTCAATTACGGCCTTATCTTATGTAAATGAAAAATACGCTTTTATTGAAGATGGTTCAACACTGCCGACAAGAACAGTATCAATACTAAATGAACTTAAAGATCCTCCTACTGCTTTACAGGCTGAAGAAAAATTAGTTGAGATAAATAATCAGGCGGTATCTAAACTTATTGTCAGTTGGCAGCCAATAGTAGGTGTTACGCAGTATCAAGTTAACTATAGATTTAATAATGGAAACTTTGTTTCGACAACAGTTTCTTCTCCTGATTTTGAGATATTCAATACTGATATTGGAACGTATGAGTTTCAAATATTTAGCT